TGTAGACTTTGACTTTAGTTCACTATATCCTAGTATCATTCGTGAGTTCAATCTATCAGCACCAACACAGATTGGTATGATTAAGTTTGCAAATGAAGAACTTAGTGGTGCTAAGTTTATTGAAGATATTGCTACTGATGACAATATCACATTCTGTCATAAATGGTTTAGTCTTCCTAACGTAGAAGAGATGGTTGACTTTATTAGAAACAATGGTCCTCGTATTCAGACTAAGAAACCATTCATGGCTTATACTGATGGTATTTTAGGTGAAGTGGAACCTGATACATATACAACGATGAACATGTTTAGGTATTCTGATAATGAAGTTGAGTCCATGTTTATAGCTAAAGAACTAGGTAAAGGAGAACTCTAAAATGACGAAAGAGTATAATGTAGACTACTATAATAACCTAATTAAGATGCTTAAGTGTGATAGCATCTTTAATAGTGAAAATGATAATGTACTACTTGGTTTTGGTCCAGGTATGTCTTATATGCAGATTGTAGCACCACCTCAAAATAAACCTATTGAGGGTAATGCTAATATTAACTGTTTAGATTTTAAGAACTGTATGAAACAAGAGAACTTTACATTCTTACATGATAACTATGAGTTTGAGCGTAAAGCTATCTTAGATAAGTATTACAATATCTTAAATTATATGGATACTAAGAATCTTGAAGTCCAATATAATACTGAAAGATTCAATGATAAATTCCAATACTTCTTAGATGCTAAGGCTAGTGATGGTGCTATTAAGTTGGTTATTGAAACTAAGAAGAGAGACTATGTATGTATGATTTCTCGTGGTATCTTCCCTATCGTTAAGGGTGATAAGATGGAATTGTTCTTATATGATATTCCAACCACTTCTAAGTTTAAACTATTAGTGTTTAGACTATTCAAACGAAATGGTTATATTATTGACCAAGTATTTAAACTATTATGCTAATATACATTTTAGGCTATGGCTCTCTGGGTCATAGCCTTTAAATGCTGAAACATCCTACTAATATGATACTTTTTTAAGGAGGTAAATGATGGCTGATGAAATCAAAAAAGATACAGCCGAGCAACGTGACTTGTCTAAATCAGTCACTGATATGCTCAAGGGTTTGTATCGAAGAGCTTATATGACTCAACCAGATGCTAAAGATGAATTAGATGCATCGGATGCAAATATATCTGATACTGTCGAACGTATCATCTCTGACTCTAGTTATAAAACTGGACTAAATAATATCTCTACATTATATGCTAAACTATTACGTACTAATGGTAATGGTTCTACTAATAGTGGAGATATGTCTGAGATCTTTGGTGGGGATATGGATCTTAATGGGTCTTTATATAATGCATTCTTCAATAATAAGAATCTCAAAGATTATGATGCCGAGATTGATATGATCTGTAAATATATGCCTAAGCTAGATGCAGCATTAAGTACGTTATTAGACAACGTATTATCTGCTGACCATTTCGCCAAGGATTATATTACATTAGCAGAAACCAACTTCTCTATGGTGAGTGATCAAAAGACTATCGTTAATAACGTAGAACTTATTAAGCACAAATATAACCTAGCAGAGAAGTTCCAAGATATTGCTTATAGAGCAATGAAGTATGGTGAGGAGTTTGTATATATTATCCCTTACTCTACTGCTATCTCTAGATTGTATGGTAGCCAACAAACTGCAAATGTAGTTAAAGAGTCTGTAGACTTTGATCAAAACTTTATTACTAATTTCCAAGATAGTGATCCTAAGAATAAGATCAATTTTAATGACTTTAAAATAAACTTATCTTACCATAATGGATTACTTAACGAGTCTATTGTGGCCAATATCAAGGCAACTGAGAGACTCAAAAGTATCCAGGAGCAAAGTTTTAACGAAGCCTATGTACCTGTACTGGAGGCTATGAGTGACACGCAAAAAGTGTCTTTAAAGAAGGATACAAGCATCTCTAATGCTCTTACACCAAAAGATGAATTAGATGTAAAAGACTTCTTTGAACCTACACCAGATGGTATTACTGATCCAACTAAAACTAAAAAGTTTAATAAGGATATTAAAGCTGCTGGTGCTTTATTTAAAGTACTTAAACGTGAAAACGTTGTACCTATCTATATTGATGATATCTGTTTAGGATATTACTATATCGAAGGTTCTGCTAATAATTTCTTAGATAAAGATAGCACATACCCTATGTCTGGTATTACAGACCCTATGAATAGTATGGCTATGTCTAAGTCTCCAAGAGCAGCATTAAAGAACTCTGGTAATGTGAATGATAATATGCTACGTGGTATAGCAGCTAAGATCTCTGGTATGATTGATGCACAGTTCATTAAAATGAATAAAGACCTATCTAGAGAGATTTATGCTATTCTTAAGTATAATAACTTAACCATCAAAGGAGAGAACTCTATTAACGTTACGTTTATTTCTCCAGATGATTTAGTACATTGCTATTATGTCTTAGATCCTGATTCTCATCGTGGTGTATCTTTACTAAATGATTCTATGATTCCAGCTAAGTTATATACTGGTATGTATATCTCTAATACTTTAGCGACTATGTCTCGTGGTTATGATAGACGTGTATACTATGTAAAGAACTCTGGTGTAGATACTAATATCTCCCAATTGCTTCTTCAGACTATGAAGCAAATCAAGATGACTAACTTTAATATTAGACGTTTTGAAAATATGAATAATGTATTGAATATCATTGGTCAGTTCAATGATTTCATTATTCCTACGAATGCTTCTGGTGAATCTCCTGTACAGTTCGAAATCATGCAAGGGCAAAATATTGACCCACAAACAGAACTTATGCAGAAGCTTGAAGATATGGCTGTAGATGCTACTACAGTGCCTGTAGAAATTGTAAATGCTAGAAACTCTCTAGACTATGCAGTACAAGCATCTATGACATCTAGTAAATTCTTAAAGACTGTAATCAGTGACCAAATCATTACTAATGCATTCTTTAGTCGTATTATGACACAGTTGTATAGAGCAGAGTATGATGATGCTAAGGCTATTATCAATGTATCCTTACCACAACCATCTTACTTGAATACATCTAATACATCTACTATGATTAATAATATGAATGATATGGTTCAAGCTATTGCTGATTCTTATTCTGAAGACTTTACAGAAGAAATGAAACCATTATTCTTAGCTAATATTAAGAAAGAAATGCTACGTACATACATTGACCAAAACATGGTAGATAGAGTGGCTAAACAAACTAAACTACAATTAGCAGCTAAGAGCACTAATGACAATGACAATGATAGCTCTGGCGGTGGAGACTACTAATAAACACAAAAAACCCCTATATAGGCAATGCCTATATAGGGAGTTTTTGTTTACATATTAACCTGGGAAGTCAACAGTACCACCAGTATTACCAGTGCCGTTGCTAACAAGAGTTTTATGATATGCATTGAAAGTACCACTGTAACGGAATTCAGATTCGTTCCAGATAGTGCCTTTACGTACCCAGTCAAGTAATTGTTGAGCACGTTCATTAATGTACCAGTTAGAGATAGGTACACAGTTGAATTCAACGGACAATTCTTTGAATTCGTATTGGCCCTTTTCAGAGTTGTACAATTCAGAGAAGTCAGCATTAGTTGGTTGAGCTGCAACCAAGTAGTATGCTTTTTCGATATTACGCATTGTGTTGTTAGTTACGATATACATGAATGTGAAACATTCGTTTTCGAAACCAGCATCTAATACGCCTTTGTCGATAAGACCGTTGTAGTGCTTAATACCTGTAGTAGGGTCTTTAATACCACGTAAGTACAATTCATGTACTTTAGTGATTACAGAACCAGCTTTTTCGAAGAAACGCATGGAGATCTGAGAAGCAGATGGAGTTGTAACTTTGTTGATTACGTTAATGGATTGGATACCATTTGTCAACTCTGCAGTTTCAGATTGCATGTTATCGAGACCACTCAACCCACGGAATTCATATTCCAAGATATGAACGTAAGTATCGATAAGTTTTTTGTAGCGAGTGCTACGGTCAGCCAACTCAGATAAGAATCGAGGAATATCCAATACGATAAGTAAGGAATAGCCAGATTCAAATTGGTTAAACTGTTGTAGATTAGCCCAGTCAGTAGTACCACGGAAAAGGGCATAACCAGTTAGGTCTTTGGTATCAGTTGTACCATCAAAGATGAAAGGAATTTCACCGTTTGTAAAAGCCATTGTTTAGTTCTCCTTTCCTTATACGTTTTCAGCAACTGGGACAGCGATAATACGGAAGATTTCGTATTGAACGAAGTCTTTGAATTTAACTTTGATAGAAGCGTATACAATTTTATTAGCAGCATAGATTGTATTTTGTTCCATAACCAATTCGATAGAAGCGAATTTGGATTTGAATTTCTCAATAATACGGTTAACGTCTGCTTTGTATTTTTCAAAGTCTTGACCAGTAATGAATTTGTAACGAGATTTAGGACATTGACGACGAATTTCTTTAATCAATTCTTGTACAGTAAGTACGTTATTGATGAAAGATAATTGAGTGTAACGGTCCTGAGAAGTATATTCGGAAACTAATGTGAATACGTTATTGATATTCATACCATAGTTTACACGCATATCTTCCATTTTTGTTTGTTGATCCAATGTAGGAGTAACTTTAGGAATGAAAGATACAGTTTTGTCGATAACGTTAGGGACGATCCAGCTGTTAGCTTCACCAGCACATACTAAGTTACGACCATTACCGAAGTGCATACAAATCAAACGAGCAATATCGTAACCGATAGTTACAGTGATTTGTTTGTTTGTGTAAGGGTCATAGATGTCATAAGATTGGCAATAGTCAGCTACGAAACGAGAACGGTTAGCATCGATACCACCGATCATATCTTTCTTAGATTTTATAGCCAATAATGTATTCATACCAATACCGTAATCACGGAAGAAGAATACGTCTTGACGGAATTTACACAATTCTACGATAGCAGTTTTAACTGGTAATGCATAGTTAGCATCAACTACAACGTCGATTGGAGTATTATCAGTGTTGAAGATATCATCAGAGAATGTACCATCGAAAGCTTTCTTCATTTCTTCATCGTAAGGAATGCGGTAAGCTTTGTTTAATTTACGAGCATCTTCTGCACCTAATTTTTCTCTATAAGCTAGAGGATAACGACCCCATTTACCGTTGTCGCCACCTTTAAGGAAGTGACCTTCGGAAACGTTTAAGTAAGTAGTTGTTTGACCAGCTTCGTTTTTATCATTGATATGAATTTTTGCAAATTCTTGACCACGATAATCACGACCATTCAAAATGTCAGAAGTTTTCAATACGTTTTCGTCAATACCAGACATTTTAGCTACAGCTTGGAAGAATAAGTTAGTTTGTTCTTCGTAAGCATGTACTTTAATTTGTGCAGCAGAACGTTTAGATACAGAGTCAATGTACAAGTTATAGCCACGTTCTAATTCATCAGGGTTCAAGGAGAAGATCATGCTTTCTAAAGCAACGTCGTTCTCATAAACGTCTAATTTATAACGAGCGGACTCAGCTGTACGGGACAAAGTATCATCAAGAGATACACGAATACGTTTGTTAGAAACACCACGACCATTGTCAGTTACTACGAATAACAAGTAGTCATGCATACGTGTACCAGCAGCAATAGCTTCACCAGTGAACTTTTCAGCTACTGTAACAGCATTGCCTTTCTTTTTCAATACATAATCAGCTAATTTCTTAATATCGTTACCGATCTTTTCTTTTAACAAAGTTTCAGAATCGATAGATTCGATAGAGTAGCTAATAGCACATGTATTGATGATAGCTTTTTGAACTCGAGGATCAGTATCAACAGCAGCAGGATCGGTGATAGGTGTTTCGAAACCATCAGCTTCACCTAATTGCATGATTTCTTCTTTGATGTATCGAGGACGATCAGCTTCATTTTCATACAACGCAACGTCAGAAGTTAACCAGTATTCTTCGTCTTTGATTTCTTTCAAAACACGAACACCGTTTTCTTCAACTTCTTCACGAAGAATATTGAAGTTTTCATCATGACGGTAGCGGAATAATTGTTGCTTATCTTCTTTAAGATGAGCAACTACTGCAAAGTTAGCTAATGTGGAATCAGGATGCACGACACGTTTTGCATACAAGATACCGCCATTGTTGATAACGTTAGCAGCTTGAAGTAAAGGTTGGCCATGGCGTTGGAAAGAGATCTCGCCATATTGCTCGAAGAACTTATTACCTTGGATATGGATATAGTCTTCTGTACCCTTATCAGAAGTGAAAGCCGAAAAGACCACTGGTCTTGTCGTATTGTCAGATATCTGCAGGGAAGGAATATCGGACTGATCTTCTAGAATGATTGTAGTACCAATCATATGTGTTCCTCCTTTAAAATACAAATTTTACAGGTTAGTCATATTATAATATTACTAAACTTTTACATCTATGTTGGATATAAGCCTTATAGGGGTGTATTACCCCATAAGAATTTTTTCCATTGGAGAGTCAACTTGGTTATCATTAATGATAGCATTGACTACAGCATCATCCCAGTTTTCTGATGTGATAGATGTAAATGGAGAAATATACTTAGGTACCATCTTAACAGAAATAGATTTGTAGTTATTCATATTAGGATCTTTGGCTAGACGGAATGGAATAGTTTCATCTTTAGCTGATCTACATACTTGGGATATAATCACCCCAAACATTTGAGCAGAGATACCAAACGAGTTACCATTATATTTGATACTGTCCATTAGGAAAGTATGTAATTGGTCATATGGGATTGTGTTAGGGATATTACCTGTAATCAAGAAGATCTTAAACATATTTTCTACGTTAATGATATCCTCTGGGGATTTAGTATTTAGAATTACAATATCACCCTTATGGAACCGTAGTATACGATAGTCTTTAGGGATAGGTGTCTTCTTATCGATTACATAATCCTTAACTTTATCTACCTGATTAGGCATACAGGATATTACCATAGGGAAGTAAAACATCTTTAATCCCAATTCAGATTTACCATTCTTATCGAATAATTCATAATTGAATAAGCCTAGTGTATTTACATACTCACCAGCAAATTCAGCATATTTCATATTACCATCAGATCTAAAGTAATCTTCTGGGATATAGAATACTAACTCGCCTTCTCCGTTAAAGATAAGAGAGTCGCCTTCTTTAGTTAAAAACTTAGGTATTGCCATTATATATACCTCCTTCTTAATGAGTTGTTCGGGTATAGCACTTTTACAGGATTTAGTAATTCTGTTTTTTTTTTGATTGTATATTATAACTGTATACATAATTGGTTATATTAATTTTAAGGAGGAAACAATTATGAATATTACATCCCCAATGTTAAGACAATTAGCATACTCTGTAATTGACAGCGTAGAGGCACTAAAAACACTAGAAGTGCTGGATAAGAGTGAAAAACTTTACAGAGTGTCATACAACCAAAGTGGTAGTATTGAAGTGTGTATTGGTCATAGCGTAAGAAAGCTAGACTGTAATACAGACTTTAAGTGTGTATGTCGTAGTATAACTATCGATAGTGCGCACTTTTATGATATAAAATGTATAGCGGTGTATGTTAATAAGAATAATGATATGGACAATGTCATTACTATAACTATATCCGAATACGTTAAAGGGTTATATAAAGAGGATATAGAAAAGATTGTCGAAAATCTAAAGTCTATTGAGTCTGATGACGATAACACAACAATTGACCGTTTTAGTGTTGATTATAAAAAGAATATAATCGTATTGGATGATCGAGTAAAGAGTCTAACTTATAGACTGGATCATATTATCCAAACTATATTAGACTTAAAATAAAAAAGAACTCCCAGTATAGGCAATGCCTATACTGGGGTCCTTTGTTTTTTGTCTAGAGTGTGGTTGGGATGGCCTCTAGATTTCTTGCCGTTCGTTTAACGAAACGAATGATTGCCTTACAACTATCTTGGGGAGATAATTGTAAAAAAGTATTATAGTCTTGCTGTGTAAAATATAATGTATAAGTTTTGTCTTCTGATTAGACAGCTACATGCTAGATTCTTATATAGTAAAAACAGTTTTTGAAATATATCTATTAGTTTGTAATTTGGAGTTGACTTAAAAAATAAATTACAAAAAAATTATAGTACTTATAGACTCCCTGAAAGAATAATGCATCGTTTAACGAGATTCGTTATTATTTTTTGTGCTTCTTTATTAGTTATAGCACCGTATTCATCTTCTGCTACTAATGTATCAATCGTTCTAGAATTTAGAGTATCTTTAGATATATGTGTCCCATAGTCCAATTTTCTTCGTTCAATTTTATCTATTACTTTTCTGACTAGCTCATATAGATTCATAAAGAACTCTCTATCTATAATTACTTTATCGTTATACAAGTTATTTTTTACATCAGTGACAAATTCGGGGTCACTATCATAAACACCTAGAGTTCTACACATAGCACCAACTAGGGTGAAGCACTTTAATAAGTCATAAACGTGTAAACGTTCAGTATTATTGTACTTGATCACTCTTCTTCGGTAAAACTTATCAAAGATTTTATTATTAGCACTACAGTAGCACTCTAGGAGCTCATCAATAGTAATGGGTATATTATTCTCGATACCAGTATCTAATACATTAATGACTTTATCATTAATGATACTATCTAGGACACCGTGGACTAGGTTTAAATGTGCCCTAGTAGCAATACTGTTCCTATTCTGATCTAATTTCCCAAACCCCGATACTCTAGGAACCATACTACTATATATAGATACCATATTAATTATACTACAAATGACAAAGTTAATTGTCTTGACCCGGACGACACTAGGTTCTTCATTATCTATTATTTGGCTTAAATCGGTACCATCAATAGTCCAAATATGTGTTTCCATTATATCACTCGTTCCCTTACATCTTTAAAATATTATAAATAATCTTCGTTGTGTTCGCCTGCTGCAGGAGCTGCTGGTTGCTCAGTATGAGTTTCTTCAGTTGCACCAGAAACTACTGGAGTACCTTCGTGGGATTCTTCAGCATGTGGTTCTTCAGAAGTATGATTTTCCTCAGTTGTGCCAGAGGCTACTGGAGTACCAGTAGTTTCAGTGTGAGATTCTTCACCTGTAGTTACTGCAGGAGTACCTTCGTGGGAAGTTTCTTCAGTTGTAGCTGCAGTTTCTGTATGACCTTCTTCAGAAGTATGAGTTTCTTCATTAGCTACTGGAGTTTCAGTATGAGTTTCTTCTGTGGAAGGAACTACAGGAGTAGCTTCATGAGTTTCTTCGGTATTAGCTACTGGAGAAGCTGTTTCAGTGTGCTCTTCTGTATTACCAGTCGCTTCTGGAGTTGTAGTTTCAGTATGTGTTTCTTCATTAGCTACTGGAGCAGCTGGAGTTGCTTCATGAGAAGTTTCTTCAGAAGTATGGTTTTCTTCTGTATGAGTTTCTTCAGTATTAGCTACAGGAGCTACTGGTTGTTCAGTGTGTTCTTCAGTAGTACCAGCTGTTTCAGTGTGTGTTTCTTCTGTGGAAGGAACTGCTGGTGTAGCTTCATGAGTTTCTTCTGTATGACCATCTTCGTGATGTTCTTCAGAACCAACAGGAGGAACAGGGGCTACTGGAGTTTCTTCATGGTGTTCACCTTCAGCTGGAGCTGGCGCTGGAGGTAATACAGGATTAGGGTCATCAGATCCGCCTACTGGTGGAGCGGATGGATATACCACTGGTGGTTCATCTCCGGTAGATTCTGGAATTACAATGCCACCTGGAACTGCAGGAGTTTCAGTGTGAGTGTCTTCACCGGTAGTAGGTACAACAGGAGTAGCTTCATGAGTCTCCTCTGTATTACCAGTTGCTTCATGGGAAGTTTCTTCATTGTTTACTGGAGCTGCTGGTTGTTCAGTGTGTTCTTCTGTAGCACCAGGAACTGCAGGAACTTCTGTATGGGTGTCTTCACCTGTAGTAGGTACAGCAGGAATAGCTTCATGAGTTTCTTCGTTAGCTACAGGAGCTACTGGAGTTTCTGTATGCTCTTCAGTATTACCAGGAACTTCTGTATGAGTTTCTTCACCAGTGGAAGGAACTGCAGGAGTAGGTGGTAATACAGGGTTAGTATCATCAACTACAGTACCAGTTTCTTCACCTGTAGTAGGAGCTACTGGAGTAACAGGAGCAACTGGTGTTTCAGTGTGAGTTTCTTCAGTATTACCAGGAACTTCTGTATGTGTTTCTTCTGTAGCACCAGGAACTGCAGGATTTTCAGTACCAGTTTCTTCACCTGTAGTAGGAGCTACTGGAGTAGCTTCATGAGTTTCTTCTGTAGAAGGAACTGTAGGAACTGCTGGTGTAACAGGTGCTACAGGAGTTTCAGTAGTATCACCAGTAGTATGCCCATCAGTAGGTGTAGTTTCTTCTTTTCCTGGCTCTACAGCAGGCGTAGTTTCGCCTGTACCAGGGTGATTAGGAACTGTATTTTCTTTTTTATCTTCAGGTTTTGTGGTTACAACATCGTCTTTTGTTTCAACATGATCTAACACACCATCTTTTTTAATAATCACGTTATCTTCCTCTTCTTTCTCAATAGTTTCAATAACCCAAACTTCTTTAGGTGGTAATACAAGACCTTCAAGAACCCAATTACCATTAGTAATTAGGTCGTTAGCCAATTTAGCTACTTCTTTAGGGCACTCTGTATTTTTAGGGAAAGCAATATGCTTACCCTTAACGTCTGGAGATAATGCATTAATAATATTAGCTACAGATTTATCTGTAATCTTATTAGAATCAGCTAACCAAAGATCAGTTTTAAGACCTTTAGCTGGAGCTAATTCAATATCTTTAAGTGCATTACAACCAGCAAATATCATATCAGCAGTTTCTAACTTAGATACGTCCATTTTTACAGACTCAAGTTTTTCACATTGATAGAAAATACCATCAGCAAAACGAAGATCTGTAGATCCACTTAGATCTACAGACGTAAGGCTTTTAGCATTATAAAACATATCATTTGCGGAAGTAAGCTTACCAATGTTTTCCAATTTAACACTAGCAAGTTTACGGCATTCTCTAAACATTGAGTTTGCAGATACTAGATTAGTAGAGTCTAATGTACCAGCATTAGCTAATTCATAGCATAATGCAAACATATTGTCAGCTACAATAGTATTCTTAGTATCCAAAGGACGAGGTAATAAATCTAATTCTTTACTAATGATAGGGAACTTACGATCCATGAAGTTATAAGCATCATTAGGTACTTTGATAGCTACACCTTCATTTAAGAAATCATAGTTCGCTTTAGAGAATTGTAATCTACGAAGTTTGGTAATATCAATAGATACAACTCTAGAATCATAGTCCATAGAGCAATCAAACTGAATTACTACAGTTGGATCTTCCATGTCCATTTTGTTTAGGTTATAAGTAAATGGAGCACGTGAATTATGTCTTAAGAATTCAAAACCTTTAACACGGCCACTTAATTTAACCAATCTGCCATCTTTTACATAGTCTATATCCCATAAAGTCGGAGACCCTGCCTCAAGATAGCAAGCATAACAATGCTCAGGTGTCGCATATTGAAATCGAACAAGCAGTGCTTGTTTGATCTCATGTGTTACATCAATGAGTTCAACCCGAGGACATTGGTATCCTCGGGTATACTCAGCATCATATACTTTTACAAAAGGCATATCTCTTGTAGGATCGACTTCTAGGAACTTAGGACCATTTTTAAAGTAGTCTGCCATTAAAGCCTCCTTATAGTAAATAATAATTATTTGCGTTTCTTAGTCTTACCTGTAGATTGCAAGCGATTAAGACGATTAGCTTCTTTTTCTTTAATGTACTCGTTCATCGCTTGGTCTAAGTAAGTGATAAGAGACACGAAATTATTAATTATTTGTTTCGTGAAATCTGTCTCTTTCTTAGCTTTACGGGCAGAAATAGCATTAGCTAAGTTTAATAAGAAGTAGAATAAGAATAGTACATTACCCTTATCACTAATATTGATTTTAGCTAGTGCATGTTCCACTGCATAGATAGGATACAATGGTAAACCTAATTCTTGTGCAGCTGTAAATACTACACTAGAATCAAGTTTACTGATGCCGATTTTATTCAGCATTCTTGTAATTGTATCATGATTATGCTTACAGTTTTTCAATAACTTTGTAGGGTTCAAAGCAGAGTGATTAGTTTTATAGTAGTTAAAGATATATTCGGCTTTTTCAGAGTCTTGTAGACAAGCTAGACGGTGTTCCATTTGAGCTTTGATCTCAGGATCTTCTGCCTTTTCAATACCATCTTGGAAACGTTGTACAAGACTAGTGTAAGAATCTGTAGCTGCTGTATTAGCTAAGCCAGATTCGTTGATTTTATTAGTGATCTTTTCAATCTTTTCATTAATAGCAGTAAATGCTTGTACTGTACAAGCTTGACCAAAGTCTACTACTGTATTATATAACCAAGAAGACAAGATATCTTGAGGAACTTCTTGCTCTTTAGCTTTATTCAAGAAGTATACAGATTGATCACCAAGTTCTACGATAAGATTTAACTTAGGTTCTTCTTGACCTTCAGGTACTTGTAGTTTATCATATATAGATGCCACTTTAGCAACAGCTTCTACTGGAGCATCTTCAAAGCCTTCTACTTTGATTTGTGTGAAGTCTGCATCTGCAGCTTTGATGTCTTTCTTTTCAAGATCTAATGCATCAATTTCATCTTCAACTTCTTTTAATACTTCATCTTGAGATTTCTCTTCTGGTTGTACTGTAGTTTCAGCAACTGGTTCTTCTGGTGTAAGAATCTCAGTCTCTGGTTCATTCTCAGTAACTACAGTAACTTCATTGATATCTACTACTTTATTTTCTTCCATTATAATTCTACTCCTTGAAGATTTAATCTGATATTAGTGATATAATCTGGTAATAGTTGATTACTAGATAAAATTGCTTCCATAGCATCTCTAAATACTGTACCATTATCACTGAAATTACTATTAATAACGTCACTGATAGGTTGGTCGTATGCTAGGTTTACAAACTGGTCAAATGTAATAGTTAAACCAGCGATATATTTAAGAACTAGTTCCATATTAGAGAGAATTACCACAAGTTTATCGTTCTTATGGTTCATTCTATTATAAATAGTACTAGCATCTTTATTCTTCTTAAGCTCATCCATATTTAAAGCATCACAAATATTATTAGCCTCGTTTACAATAAGCTTAGTAATAGCAGTAACCATATGATCACTAAATCGTGCAACCATTAAGTCATAAATACAGTTAGATGCAAAATAAGCATCCAACCCGTCAATAGCTGGTTGGAATGTAAGATTGGTTGCTTTACATACTTGGTCAATAATCTCATTATAGATCTCTTGCTCTCTGGCTTTAGTATTCTCTTTGTCCATAGGGAACTTGATATACATATTCTCAAAATTATATTTGAATACATTAGGGATATTAGGCATAGGGCTTATATGGCACTCATACCGTCTTTCAATATTAGAACTGACTACATCGAAGATATAATCAGAATTGAATACAGATAGAATCTCGGCTAACTCCCGTTCAGATGCAATATCATATTCATTTTGATGGATACCAAACATCGTTTTCTCCTCCTTGATAGGGTTTAATTAATTTTACTGCTTTGTTTATGTGCTATTTAAAATTAATTCCACAGTAAGGAAGTACCCTACTGTGGAAATATATTATAGACTCTTATATTTATCAGCTAAATTACCTTGGAGAACACTATACTCTTCATCTGGCATCATACTATAAGCATTCATAGGTAATGTAGATGTAGATTCGTCACGATACATATCAACTTGGTCTTTAGTCATATTGTATTTGGTAGCATATGCTTGTAAGAATACAGGATTTTGCATTGCCTCTTTGAGTTCTTTCTCATCTTCAGCTTCACGTTTCTTATCCCATTCATCAAATGTAACACCAAGACCTTTACGGAGCTCATTAATGACATCCATATTGTCTTTTTTAGTATCATCTGTAGTAAGCATATCTTTTTGAACTTTAACGATATCATCAGTAATATCCATTAGCTCTTCTGCTTCTGGATTGAATACTTCCTCTTCAGTTGCAGAGTCTGTCATAATAACGGACTTATTAATACCGAAACGTTCTTTAAGATCTTTACCCTCATACCATACATATAATGCCATCAAATAAGAGAATGTAGCATCATCATGTGTAGTTGCAGAGTGGTCAACTTTACCATTACGTTTAACTTCAAGACCACGGAACTCTTGGTATAGTATCTTAGAAATGAATTTGTCTTTATGGTTATCCATACGCTCTCTTAAGATTTGAATCAAAAGATCACGTACAGTTTTACTAGAGTTTAAACCATAAACTTTCATTATCTTCTTAGTACGTTTAACTTTACCAGGTCCCTCATTAACTTCTTCTAAGATACGTTCTTTAAATTCATAGTAAAGATTTTTCTTAATCTTAGTTTTCATGAGCATAGATACTACAGCTGCACCAAAACCACCATTCAATTCGACATTGACTACGGCATTAGGCATATACTTAGTAACTATTTCATAGATACATTTAGCTAGGTCTTTTTGACTAATGTAATTACACTTTAAGATAGCAATAACTTTAGTTGTCTTAGAGTCAATTACAGTAATAGCAGAACTATCTCGTTTATAACCACCAGAAACGTCAACCCCTATGATAGGAGGGTCTACTGGTTCACCATTATTCTTATACTCAAGCTTACCATACATATTCAAAGTAAACTTATTATTGTTTAATGGTATAGTCGCTATAGGATCTATAGTAAGCCTATCTACAGTTTCTAGTTCATCTTGCGTAAATGGAGAGTTCTCAGAGAAATCTGCCCATTCAAGTAGAACTTCTCGACGAATGGCTTCCCATTTATTCTGCATGTCGATACAGATTTGTTTGAACCATTCTTCGGAACGACCTAACTGTTGGTAAGTGAATCTGATATAGACGAAACTACTTCGCATATTAGCAGATTTGATTTCATCGATCTGTGCTTTAGTTAAGTCATACCAGTTTTCACTAAATGGTGTAGCATCTTCACGCATATTATTAGCATATCTACCCATTTCATCTGTCAAGAACCCTGGTGTAGTAGTGAATAGTATACCGAATGGTGCACCATTGGCTTCAGAGTTCATTGCTGCACGTTTCCATGCAGGGATAGCATTAAGATAGATGTCTTCATTATATGGTGCAAATGCCCATTCGTCTGCCCACCATAATGGTACGGACATACCACGTAGTAAAGACTGTGCAGCTACACGAGTACGAGCAGATGCTACAGTGATAATACGGTTACGGTTAATACTATGAGACAAAGTCATTACAGAGTTTTGGGCTTTTGTCTTCTTATCACCAACTGTAAATGATTCTGTCATTTGTAAGTAAGATGGTAAGCAATCACGTAAGTCTTTAAGACCTAATAAGTTCTTTTTAGAACCATCTAAAGACTTATGCATAAATGCAAACGTTGAGTTAGATGTAGCAAAGTTAAATGCCCATAGATACCATATAGATGCAGACAATGTTTTACCTTGCTGACGAGGTAAGTCTAGGAAGATATTGTAGTTAAATATAGTACAGAAGAATAGTGCCATACCACCACGTGTTAAAGTGTAGTATGAACCAGTACCACTACCACCCTGAGCTGGTACACGTACAACTTCACGTACAAAGTACCAGAAGTTTACCATACACTCAGCTAAGACTTTAGACTTATAGTATTGGTTTAAGTTTGGATCGTGTGGGTCAATATATGCTAAGTCTGGATCCAATAGAGTTAGCATGAATTTATTATTCTTTATACCGATAGCTTCAAGGTACTTGTGCATATCTAAGAAAGATTTGTTTCTAGTACCCATCTGAAAATATATCTTACGTTGAGAGAAGTCTACAACGTTCTGGTTGGTAGGAATCATTTGATTACCCATACCGCCAGTTATATCTAAATTCATAAAGAAGATCACATCCTTTCTTTAGTTATATAAATGTAAAGTCTATTAAACACTTATAATAGCTATTTACGTCTATATTCTAACAAGGGGAGGTCTATTATGAACCTAATTACATTCGAATATCTTTTAGATGATGTACAATTAGCATCCGAATTGGTATCAGATGCTCTGTCTAATTGTATTTATCCTAAGATTTGCTCTACTCATCAAAATATCCATATTAGTGATACTGTACAGTTAAGCAAGCAAGTACGTAAATGTGGTACAGCTATGGGTATCTGTATATTTGATGAGACATCTAAATACACTTATACTATATTCAATAATGGTATAGTTTCTATCATGGCTGATATTGATACATTCGATGCAGATGGTACACATGGTATTAAAGAAACTAGCAAACATATCAAATCTAATTTACCTAAACTCTTAGGTAATATTAGTAAGCTCATAGAGAATTATCATATCTAAAACACAAGAAACCCCTATATA